TTTGCGGCGATAGCGGGACCGGCAAGACAAGCCTGGCCGCGACTTTTCCCAACCCGATTTTCATTCGTGCCGAGGATGGTTTGCAGGCGATCCCGCTTGCCGAACGGCCCGACGCTTTCCCACTGATCAACAAAGCATCGGACCTTTGGGAACAGCTTTTGGCTTTGGCGACAGAAGATCACGATTATAAAACAGTTGTGATCGATAGCGTGACCGCACTGGAGCGCCTTTTTATTGCCGACATTATGGCAAGCGATCCAAAGGCCAAAAGCATCAACCAAGCGCTTGGCGGATATGGTGCAGGCGTTGCGGCTGTTGCGGCTATGCACCAGCGTGTGCGCAAGGCTGCAGGCGTGCTGAATGAGCGCAAGGAAATGCACGTGGTGTTTGTTGCGCACGCCGATGTTGAAACCATGCGTTTGCCAGATAGTGACGATTACATGCGCTATTCCTTGCGCCTGCCGCCCAAGTCTCTGCCGCCTTATGTTGACGACGTGGACGTGGTTGGATTTTTGCGACTGCAAACGGCAACGCTTGGGGAGGAAGGCGAACGCAAGAAAGCCATTAGCACTGGCCAGCGTGAACTTGTGACATTCGCCACGGCGGCAAATGTTAGCAAAAACCGCTTTGACATTGAACAGCCGCTTTCCGTTGCCAAGGGCGAAAATCCGCTTGTGGAATACGTGCCATCGCTTAACGGCGCACCCGTTGAGGGCAAGGCGTTTTCAGGCTGGAAAGATGGCGACGCCAAAACAGAAACCAACGAAACCAAAACAGAGGAGCAAGAAACATGAGTTTTTGGAATACAAGCGACGGCGGGACAGCCGGAGACACGGGCACTGAATATGAGGTACCAAGCGTCAACCTTGAACCCATCCCCGACGGGTCGTCATTGCTGGCCATGATTGAGGAGGCGAAATGGGCAATAAAAGACTTGGCTCAGGTCTTGGAGATCCGCTGGTCGATTGTGGCACCGAATGAATACAAAAACCGCAAGATATTCCAAAAGCTGTGGGTCACGGACGACGATCCGAACGCCAAGGATGCTGACAAGGCGGCAAAGAAGCGCGACAAAGCGCGGCGTATGCTTGCGGCAATTGACGCCAACGCAGGCGGGCAGTTGTTAAAGGCTGGTCAACCGACCGACGAAACATTGGCGCTAAACTTGGTTGGCAAACCGATGGTGATCAAATGTATGATTTGGTCAATGCCAGATGGGGAAAGGCTTGGCGAGGTCATTGAAGGCAATTGGATTGCAGCCGTTGGGCCTGCCAGCAAGCCGCAGCACATCGCCGAAGCTAAGCCACGCGCAACGCCTAGCGCACCCGCTGGCGGCTCTTATGGTGGCGGTGTTGGCCGGATTGACGACGAAATTCCTTTTTAACCTGAAAAGACAAAATGCGGGGCGGCTTTTGTCGCCCTGCCACATCAAAAGCCACAGGGAATAAACAACATGGAAGATTGCACATTTCTTTACTTCAAACCCACTGGCAAGTGGAAGTACGACGGACGCGGCACATTCCCCGATAGGGAAGGTTATTACGAAATTACCCACGATCTGATATTTGAGGAGAACAACGGGATGCCCGGAATTAAATCCGACGGAAAGGATTTCACGGTAATTGTGATCCCTGATGATGATTGCAAGAGCAGGGTCGCCTTCCCCCGCATGATTAAGGCGGTGGAGTGATGCCCCAATGCAAGCGCGAGGGGTGCAGGCTTGAAGCCCAAAAACACGGAAAGCGACTTTGCCCAGAGCATGAGGCAGAACGAAAATCCAGAGACGCCGCGAGAGACGCCGCGTACTACTCAAAGCCTCAGTGCATGTCGTGCAAGACCCAGCGCACAAACAACATCGGCCCAGATGGAAACCCAGAATGCCCATCATGCCGCAACGACAGGTATGAGCGCGAAGAAATTCAGGAAAGCGCCGACTTTATGACGTTTGAGCTTGATAGATGCGAGACCGTCGAAGAACTGAAAGAGTTCATAAAAAACCACTTAATGGGAGCCTAATAAAAATGGAACAACGCAGCGAGGAATGGTTTGAAGCGCGTCGCGGGCGTATCACCGCCAGCATGGTCGGCGCGATTTTGGGACATGCGCCATATATGACCCGCGACCAAGCAATGCGCCGGATGGTGCGCGACCACCACAACGCAGAAAGCGAATTTTCGGGCAACGTTGCCACGGAATACGGCACTTTTAATGAGGAAGGCGCGCGGTTTGAATACGAGCTTGAAACCGGCAACACGGTGCAGGAAGAAGGGTTTTTAACCCGCGAAGAATGGGCCGGCGCATCGCCAGATGGCTTGCTTGGCCTGACGGGCGGGCTAGAAATAAAGTGCCCATTTGGAAAGCGCAAAATCACTGACGCCGCCGAGTTTTTGCCGCTATCGGAACAGCCACATTATTTTGACCAAATCCAATTTTCGCTTTGGGTGTCACAGCGCGCAACGTGGGATTTCTTCCAGTGGGCCAGCGGCGCAACAAAGCTGGAAACGGTGACGCCGGATGCAAAATGGCGGGCCAAAAACCTGCCCAAGCTGCGCGCGTTTTATGACGACTTTTTGGCAGAGCGCAAACAGCCGCTTGCACAGCGCCACCTTGACCCGCTCAAAGCCGAAATTGACACGCCGGAGGCTGCAAAGCTGTTAGCTCAATATGACGAGTTAGCCGAAACGATAGATAACGCCAAAGGGCGCTTGAATGAATTAAAATCTGAAATTGTGGCAATGTGCAAAGATAAGTCGGCGGTGATTTGCGGACGTAACGTCACGAAGGTCGAGATCGCGGGCAGCGTGTCCTATGCAAAGGCGATTAAAGCAATTGCACCCGATGCCGATCTTGAGCCGTATCGTGGCAAACCAAGCACAAGTTGGAGGATCGGGTGATGCCAAATCTTGATGAAATACAGAAAGAAATTGATTGCCTGATCGAGCGCGGCATGAAGGATTGGAACGCCGCCCGCGAATTTGTAAAAGCAGCAAGAAAGAAAGCGGTGGACGAAAATGCTTAGACCATATCAACAGGCCGCCGTCGATGCCGCGCTTGATTTCTGGAAAAGTAGCGCTGACCCAATCTTAATTGACGCGGCAACCGGGGCGGGCAAGTCTCACATCATTGCAGCCGTAGCAGAAAAGATACACGGCAAGACAGCCAAGCGCGTGCTGTGCCTTGCGCCATCCGCCGAGCTGGTGCAGCAAAACCGCGCAAAATACGTCGCCGCCGGGTATCCTGCCAGCACGTTCAGCGCATCCGCTGGCGGCAAAGACACGCGCCACCCTGTTGTTTTTGGATCGCCTCTGACAGTCAAAAACAAGATAAGCCGGTTTCAGATTGGCGGGGATAACGGTTATGCTCTGGTGATCGTGGATGAGTGCCACGGCATAACGCCCACGATCCGCGGGATCATTGACGCCATGCGGCTTGCCAATCCATATTTGCGCGTGCTTGGTTTGACTGCCACGCCTTACCGCCTTGGCTCTGGATATATTTTTAACCAGCATCCCGATGGCCAATGCAACGACGAAAGCACGGCCAAAGCGCCCTACTTTGAAAAATGCGTTTATCAGATTGGCGCGCGGGAATTGATCAAACAAGGCTATTTGACGCCGCCTGTGATAGGTTCAACCAGCGGTGAAACTTATGACACAAGCGGCCTGGTGGCCAATGCACGCGGCCAATTTGACGCAGACGCGGTTGATCGGGCATATCATGGCCAAGGGCGCAAAACGGCTGCAATCGTTGCCGACATTGTGGCGCAATCGCAAAACCGGCATGGCGTGCTATTATTTGCCGCAACGGTAAAACACGCCGAAGAAGTGCTTGCCAGCTTGCCGCCGCAGATCAGCGCTATCGTAACGGGCGACACCCCAAAAGCAGAGCGCGCACGGCTGCTCAGGCATTTCTTAGCTCGCAAAATTAAATACCTTGTCAACGTGTCCGTGCTGACGACCGGGTTTGACGCGCCGCATGTCGATGTTGTGGCGCTGTTGCGTAAAACGGAAAGTGTGGGTTTGTTGCAACAGATCATCGGGCGTGGCCTGCGTCTGGATGATGGCAAGGCGGATTGTTTGGTTATAGATTACACCACCAACATTGCCGATCACTGCCCCGATGGCGATTTGTTTGCGCCGATCATTAAAGCGGTGCCGACAGGCAAGAAAGGCTCCAAGGTGCCAGCCCTTTGCCCATCGTGCGGATATGAAAATCAGTTTAGCGCGCACAAAAATGCTTTTGACTATATCGACGCCGATCTTGTGGATGCCAACGGATATTGCGTGGATCTGATCGGCGAGCGCGTGCAAACCGACTTCGGCCCAATGCCCGCGCACCACGGCAGGCGGTGCTGGGGCCGCACGCGAACGGGACCAGCGGGCGAATACGAGCGATGCGACTATCGATGGACGTCAAAGGAATGTCCAAACTGTGGCGAGGCAAACGACATAGCGGCACGGTATTGTAGCTCGTGCCGGTTTGAGATTGTTGACCCCAACGAAAAACTGGTTGGCGAATTTCGCGCTATGAAGAAAGATCCGCACCGTGTGCAAACGGATATGATCACGTCAATTGTTGATCGGCCAGGTGTCTCACAGAACGGCAACCGCACGCTGCGCGTTGATTTTGTAACGCCATATCGGTCGTTTTCTGTGTGGTATATGCCAGACGGCACGTATGGCCGCCAAATGCGTGATGTTGGCATTTACAGCAACGCCACGGCAGACGGTGCCGAGCCTTCGACAGTGACTTACCAAAAAGAAGTGAGCGGCTTTTATCGCGTGCTTGCGTTTAATCGCCCTGCAGATCAGGAACCGGAATTGCCGCAACATTTGAGGGCAGCGGAATGAAGCGCAGCGACTTTGACCATTTGCGTGCGAATGGCGTGCGTGTGTTTGGCGATCTGGATTGGCGGGGTAAATGCCCCGCCGAAACCATTGAACAGGCTTCTTTTGTGGCTTGGCTGCGTCGTGACTATCCTGACGGCATTGGTGCGCTTGTGATCCATACGGAAAATGAGGGCCAGTTGCGCGGTGGGCAGTTTCACCAGATGCGGA